GATAAAAAGGGATGGTGTATGTAATATATAACGTTATATATTACATACACCATCCCTTTTTATCCGTTATTATATATTTTTTGTCTAAATCTCAAAAATTTTGTCCGTTTTGGGACTTTTCGACAAAATTTTTAATAGAAAAAAATAATAAAAAAAATATTTTAATTTTTGGTTGCTATCTTTTTGTTGAAAAAAAAAATTAAGAACATAGTTATATATAGAAAATTAATTTCTGGGTGTTATTATATATGGGTCAGTCCAAGTTAAAAGAACAGCGCCGGTTAATACGCAATCGAGCTATCAATTTAATAAAGGGAAAGTCAGAAGAATGTGATAAGCTCTTAAACAACTCAAAAATTAAAACAAAAGTATATGATGTTAAAGAATCATTAAAAATTAAAAATGATAAGCCCGATTATATCACTTTCTACAATTCGAAAACTGGTAAGATATTATACACTGCCAAAGGTTGCAAAGAATCAAAAACAGAAGAAGTAAAAGAAGATAATAAGGAAGACGATAAGGAAGGGGATAAAAAAGATGATAAGGAAGATGATGAGGAAGAGGATAAGGAAAAGGATGACGATGATGATGATTTTGATGATTTTAAGGACTTAAGTATTCATATCTAATTTTACATATTCTTCTGCTACTTTTGATGAATGAAGAAATTTATTTGAAAATTCCTTTTTGTCGTTTATGGATCTGGGTTTTGAATAATAGTCACTTATAAGTATTGATCTGATCAAATCGATATTCAGGGGCTTACCCAATACCTCATACATTGCCTTTTCAATATATTTTAAAAAAGTGTTTCTGTTTATCTCTATGTCTTTTTTACTTGAAAATAAAAAGTCTCCTGCATCCTTTCCAAATAATTGGACATAAATTCTTATTAGGTTGGATAACTCTTTTGTAATCGGAAACGTTTGTTTTCCATATGTAGCTGCTGTTTTATATTGATACATCACAATTTTATACGGTTCACTATTTTTAAAAATGATATAATTGAATTTATCGTTTAGTTCCTTTTTCTTATCTGTAGCTATTTTGAATAATGGTAAGTCATTTCTCAATACAACATCAGATCTAAAATAGAATGAAACAATTAATTTACAAACTAATTTATTCGGATCCACCTTACCATTTACCTCAATTTTATAATCATCTATCTTTTTATTTATTTCACTCAATGACATAACATTATCAATATCCTTCTGTTTACGTAATCTATTATTTCCCCTTTCTTTATCTTCATCTTCCTTATGATCACCAAGTGCATTTTTATATTTCTTTATAATATCCGTATCTACTTTTTCATTATCTAGTACTTTTATAATAGGAGTCATATAATCTTTCTTAGATCTTAAGGATGATTTTTTTATAATATCTATTACCTTTTCGGGATCTAATAAAAAATTATGGTTTTCATATTCTTTATCTGTGACCATTTTGGCCAAGGTGTTTAATTTGGCTATATAGTTACGAATTGATATTGATGATAATGGTTTATCTTTCCTTGTTCTTATATTGTTAAATAATTCTTCGAGTTTTGTTTTAGCCATTAAATGACCGCCAATATTCAATTGTTCGCGTTTTTTATCCCTATATTCTTTTTTCTTTTGTGCTTGCAGTTTTAGATATTCAGGATTTTCATTTTTTTGACGTTCTCTATATTCTTTTTGAATTTGGGCCTGTGTTTTTTTTGTAGACATTCTATATATAATATCTAAAAATATTTTATTTCTTTTGATATCGTATATAATGGATAAAACAAGGGACCAAAATTTATTTGGAAGGTTAGGTAACAAGACAACAGATATTAAATATTTTAAGGATTTGCTTCCGATGGAATCAAAATATATTATAGAACCATTTGGTGGGACATTTGCTTTATCCCGTATAGTATACAAAGACCAAAAATACAAAAAATTTGTTAATGATAATGACCCAACTTTGTGGGAAATTTATAAAAACCCACAATTATATTCTGATTTGTTAACAAAGGTTAACAACCATGCATCAAAAAATTATGATGAAAAAAAAAAGTATATCATATTTAAAGATTTTTTAAAAGACATAGAAGATGATAAAACAATTGATAAAAACACACCAATGTATAAATATTTGAGATATGAAAAATTTATAAGGGGAAATCTTTACAAACATTGTAAAAAAATCAATCATACAATATTTTTAGAACAAATGAAAGATATAAAATTTAGTAATGATGATTATGTGGAAGTTATAAACAAATTTAAAAATAAAAAAGATGCGTTCATATTTTTAGATCCTCCATATTTGTTCTCTGACAACTCACAATATAGCAAACAACAAACTGATTCAGATATGACGGATATAATCGTTCACCTTCTAAGCCTATTTAATGACAAAAATGTAAAATGTAAATTGATGTTAGTCATAAATGATCTTAAATTATTGAGATTTCTATTTAAAGATTTTATAAAAGGGGATTATAGTAAAGTTTATCAGTTATCAAAGAAAAAAAACAAACATTTAATCATTTGTAACTATTAAATTTCTAAATTTATCTGTTGTTTCGAGCTTCTAAACCTTTATTAATCGAATGTTTTACCATCAATGATAAAGGATTATACTTAAATACAAAATCCGCTATTTTATTTTTAACGTCATCAAAGAACGACCCTCCTTGTACCTTTTGTAACATATTTTTAAAGCTCTCCGTAACTGCGGGATGTAAAGTTGAAATAGTTTTCCCATGATTTACCAATTTTGTGACTAAATCTTTATAAAGAGGCTTTCCGTATCTGTCAGCTAATCCGAGAATTACCTTATTCGCGTGATTTCTTAAATTATGTAATTGTGGGTTATTATGAATTATATCATGACCTAATAAACCACCTGCTAAGGCAGGGTGCATATCATCGAAATTGAATCCCGTGCCAATAGGTTGAGGTGATCCTGCACGTGAATTTGATTGTGATGATGTTGCCGATAAAGGTCGCGATGACGTCGCTGATGCCGTTGCCGTTCTTGTTGGTTGGGCTAACAGTGGAAGACCCAAATTTAAGGCATCCAAAATATCTGGAACTGTTAAATCTAATCTTTCAATTGCTCCCCTTATTCTTTCTCTATCGAATTTTGCGGCTTCTTCTTTTTCTGCATTTTTTTCTTTTTCTTTCTTTTTTTCAAGTACATATCTATGTATTCCAGATATGCCACTCGGTAACGATTCTTCGGGAATTGTTTTCATATAATTTTTTAGTTCTCTTCTTTCCCTCTCTTTTTCACCAGCTGAACGTGTTGACTCTGGTAATCTGACATATTTTTTTAGGGCATATTGTCTCTCTAATTCGATAGGGTCGACAATTGGGGGAAGTTGTACCCTTGATTTATAAGCATCAATTTTTTTTAAAAGTTTTCCCATTTTATTATCATTTTTTTTTTGCTGTTTAGTTTTCTTCTTAGGATCATCATTTTTAGCTTTAAAATAAACATCACTCATTTATTAGATATATATTATATTTATATTTTTTTTTTGTTTGTTCATTATATATAATGGATAAAGATGAAAAGGGAGGTTTACTACCTTTCATATACTCAGCTTATAAAATGATACCGATAAGAAAGGATTACTCAAACAGAATCAAAAAAATTTTGTATCAGTATGGTGATGCATATATTCGAAAAATAGTTATTATGAGAAATCCATTACAAAAATATATCAATGTTGCGTTAAATGCTCTTACTTTGGGACAATGGCAAAAGGCTGTTTATGACTATGGATATGACAACATGTTTCATTTATATTGTATTGTCTATATCAATTATAGAGGCGGGGAGATAAAAATCAAAGTTGAAAAAAATGAAATAATAAATGTTGACATCGTTACTAATGATATAAAATTTATAGCTGGTCAATACATGTGGTTAACGCAACCAGTCCCTCCTACTTTAACATTGAATATTATGTTGCAAAAAACTAGGGCCAGTATGGGAGAGGGAATATATTGGTCTTATTCGGCATTTGCACCGAATAATTGCCAAACCTTTATAACTTACTTTTTAGATTCAAACGGATTATTGACAGATGTTGAAAGAAATTTTATTGATCAAAATGTGCAAAATATAGCTTCTGGTGCCATATTCAAACCGGCCAAAATCCTGTCGGATGTTGTTACTGGTTTCGCATCTAAATTTAGAACCTTAACGGGTACTGGGTTGGATTATATTTAATGTATCACATTAATGTATCACATCGGAAACGACTTGAAACGACTGGAAACAACCGGAAACGACTGGAAACGACTGGAAACGGTTTAAGTATTAATTTTCATTATACTTTTGTTTTCTTTTTTAAAGACTTCATATTTTTTTTTAACAATTTTTGTATATCATCTCTTTTTTTTTCCTTTTCCATTAGTTTCCTATTTTTTGGATGTTTGTGTTGGTAAGTGTCTACCAGTTTCTAAAAAATATTTAAATCTTCTATCTGATTCATCACGCTGTTTTTGTGTGAGTGTATCCCTAAAGGGAATAAATGTCTCCCGCTCTTTTATTTCTTTTAATTTAGGCTTTATCTCTTTTTCGATATTTTCTATTGTTTCCATTAATTTTTTTTTTGATTCGTCATATTCTTTTTTCATTCTATTAATAGCTGATTTAATAGATTTCTTTAACTCAGGATCATTAACCAATACGTGACCCTTTTCATTTGTGCCGAGCTTTTCTTTTAGGTATCTAATGAGTGCTCCCTTTTTTAATGTTGAAGGATGTGGGATTTTTTTAAGCTCATTGTATTTCATTGCTAGTTTGCGAATCTCTGGAAGTTTGAGACGCTTTAAATCAATATACATATAATTATAATAAATAAAAAAAATTATAATTATATAAATTAACATCATCTATTTTGATAAGCGAATATGAACCGCAGTTTTCATATGCTTAGATTTATTGAAATAGTTTACTTCTTTTCTACATGCTTCACATTTGTATTTCTTTCCTTTGTTTTGTTCATAGAACGTTGTGTTATATTCTTTCTGCTTTTCTTTAGTTATCTTCTTTTTTTTTTGGGTTTCCATTTTAATATATTACTATACATATATTTTTAAGTATTTACGGTTTTAAAAATTTTTTATTCGCTATCTGGTATTTCTTCGATATATTTTCTTTTAATTAATTCATCTTCTAATTTTTCATAATTTATTTCATAGCTTATACCTTTACTGTTTCTCTTTTTAGATATCGATTTATACGACTTCAATTGTATACCGAGATATGTTTTTGTTGTTTCCAATTTTATATTGTTTTCCATTAGATATTCATTATACTTATCAAATATGTGCGATGATGTATATGTTTCTATCTTTATTGTATAACTTTTTTTTTTCGTAGATTTATCCATTTTTTTAAATAAAAGATCTTCAAAAAATTTAGCATGTATCGGAACTGATATCTCTTTTAAATCTTTGTTAAATTGTGTTTCTGGTCTTGATTTTACAAAATTATAATTTAATGAATCTAATGTTAACAAATAGTCATAAAACACCCTATCATATTTTTTTGAATCTATCTCTTTTCTAAGATTTCTAAAATATTCCTCGTCATTTGCTATATCTGGATTACATTCAAAAGCTAAATAACGACGGTCCGACGGATCTACTTTTATTGGGTTTTCATTATTTGTTAAAAGTATAAAGGTGGCATAATTTTTTATTTTATATGATTTTATCCCCTTTTCATTGATTGTTATTTCATTGGCTGTTATGTTTCCTTTTAGTTGTTCAACAATATCTTTTGTACCCTTATGCGATGTTTCATTTATTACACATATAAATTTATTTGCCAAAGATGGGTTAAAATGTCCAAATAACAAATCAGCGTTAACGTTATTAAAATAGTATTTATTGCCCATAATGTGATTTCCAAACCAATCAAAAAATGTATCTTTACCACATCCAGGCAATGATTTTATAATTAATGATGTTCCCGTTACTTCTGAAGGCTTTTTGACTTTCTTAGATAACATCATTAAAACGTATTCAAACACCTTTTCATCCAAACCACATATATTAAATAAATGTTTGTATATTAATGAATCCTTTATATCTAACTTATCATTTGGTTCTAATTTTTCAACTTCAAACCCTTTAAATGTATTATAAATTGTTTCGTCGGCATCCATTTTTGGCAAAAAATCCATTTTTTCATATGTTCTTATGGTTTCATCTTTTAGCCATGTATTTACGAAATTTAATTGTATCTCTTTTGTTCCTTTTTCTGTCTTTACTTTTTTTGTATAGTACGTATTTTCATAAGTTTGTATAAATTCAGTCCTTGTTTTTTTTATTAATTCTTCCTCACTTTCTGTTACATATAAGATAGGGTTTAATAGTTTAAAATGAGTATCTTCAAATGCCTGTTTTACATTTGTATATGAATTTGGATGTTCGTCCTCATTTAATTGTGATTCATCTAATTCTCCAATTAAATCCTCATCCATTGGCTTATTAACTAATTTAATTTCAAAACCTGTTATCTCTTTTACAACTCGTTCAAGTTCTTTCATTAGATAATTCAAATCTGTAACATTTTCTTTTGGAAGAGAAAACCCATCTGAGCACAGAGATACGATATTATTTTTAATATACTTATTAGTTTTGCAATATAGATACATACATTCCAATATTCTACATTCATAATCTTGAACAAAATATGAAAATGTTGATGATTCGCAATCATAATCATCCTTATCCTTCAATATCTTATTTCTCTCTACTTCATATTTTAAATCTGTGTTTATATTAACCACTATGTTTTTTATCGAATCAAGTTGTTTTTTTATTTTTTCTAGGTAATCATATGCTTTACTTTTTTTACTTGTTTCAATTTTATTTGTTTCAATAAATTTTTTTAGGCTTCCTCCATAAATCAAAAGTATAAATAACTGTTTCGCTTTTGATCTTTCTATTTTCCATTCATCCATTATAATTGATAATATTTGGTCTCTTTTATTAACATATTCATTTATCTTATCACATTTTATATTATTAGCCTTACATAGTTGATTTAAAATAACATAATGACAATTTGCAATGTCGATATCATAATAATTATCTTCATAAATATTTTTTTTCTTTTCTTTACATACTGAATGTCTTATTTGCCGTCTCATCATTGATAATGAAAGGTTTCCTTCTGGATATACCCGACCATACGACATTTTTTTTGTTCTTTTATAAATAACCTTTAACATTCCATTTTTTGTTTTATTACTTATTTTTTCTAGCTGGTTCGTTTCATTCCATTCTTCTGTATCTTCTTTGAGTGTTGAATTTAAAATCTTATCTAATATTTCAGTATTTATAAGGTCATAACAAACTATTCCATCTAAAATGCTTTTCTTTGGCTCTATTTTTAGTTTTAACATTAATTTATATGTTATATATTATATATTAATTTTTTAATTTTTAAGCGGTTTTAAATATTTTTATACTTAAAATTTTTTGATTTTTTCCATTTTTGAGCCTATCTTTAAGGAGTTTTTTACTTAAATTTTTCATCTTTTTTTCAACTTTTCTATATATTTAATAAAAAACTACTTAGAAAAAAAAACCAAAACTATACACAACCCTACACTCTACACGAAAATGACTTTGTTGCTATATATCCAAAGTGTAGGGTTATGTATAGTTTATATTTTAAATAAATTAAAGTAAAATAATAATAATAATAAATAAAAAAAACATAAAAAAAAAGTGATAATAATATAAGAGAAGGAAAAGGTTATGAAACTATGTAAAATGTTACATTTTTAGGAGGCTCTTATTCTTTTTTGGTGTTTTTGAAACCCTACACAAGACACAAAGCTACAAAGTCGACGATACACACTTAAATTAAGTATTTTTTGCCAAAAGAAAAAAAGTCTTTTCTATTGATAGACTTGAGATAAGACATAGTTTCAGCGTTTATTACATCGTTTAAGGTGGTTATAATGTCGTTAATCATATCAATTGAAGCATCTTTTTTTTTGTCCTTTATATCTATGTAGAGTTTATCAATTTTTTTGTAAATAAGTTCATAGGGTAACTTAATATCCAATATATTGTCAAAAGAAAATTTAAACTTATCAAGTTGGTTTTTTAGAACTTCATTATCTGGGTATTTATTAACAGATAGAAGAAGTTTTAAAGTATTAAGATCGGCTTTTAATGAATCTAACTTTGATAAATTAGAGTTAATAAGAGGTTCAATAATCTTTAACGTTTTTGTATCATTTCTAATTTTAGCATTTGAGAAGATTCTCTTAACGACTTTAAAGAGCTTACCATTTTTTAACTGTTTACTTGTATCTTTAATAAGATCATCCAAGAAAGAATCAATATTAGAATCCATTTGTCTCGAGAGATTGCCGTCATCTGTTTTTATTTGATATAAACATGAAACTTCAATATATCGATCAATATATTTTGCTAACATATCCAATTTAATCATAGCACCTTTTTCAGAAACAGCATCGTATAGGGAAATGATCTTATTAGAAGAGAAGCCATTTATATCATCTATGTTAGGAGATCTATAACCTTTAAGAATCTCACTAGCTCGCCAATGAATAGATTCGCCATTATCATATGTTCCACATTTGAGATCTGAAAAGTGTCTATCCAGTTTATTATGTAGCAATTTTTTGACAAGAGATTGAAGTTGATTAACGATATCTTTACACGCAACATCTTCACCTATAGAATAATAAATGAAATTGGTAGAATCAATATCTCCGGGATATGACTGAAGTCGATAAGAAAAACTGCCATAAATGGATGATTCGTTTCGGGTAATGAATTCGTTATTTTTAAAACGTAGATAATCAACAAGGTTATAAGCTAATTCAGGAATCGATTTTTTAGATCGTGATAAACTCAATTGTTTTTGAGATATCTTATGAATAAGACCGCCTTTTAACATTTATAATAAAATTAGAATACAAAATTTTTATCTTAAATAATTATATATAAAAATGTCTGAAAACAAGGAAGAAACTATTAAATGTAATTCATGTGGTGGAAAATACAAGCAAACAACTGGAAAAAGTAAACATCTATTGACTTCTAAACATAAGAGATCAATAAATAAAGATGAAGATGAAGAAGAAATTAAGATAGATGATGAGATTGATTTAGGTGAAGAAATAAAAAGAGACGAAAGTGAAAAAATTTTATCGGTGAAGAAGATACAAAAGATTCAATCAGCTATGATTTTATTAGAAGTAAGAGAACAGATCGAAAAGAGTATCGAAAAAATATTTAATTTTAAACCATCGGTTTATTAGAATTTTTTGGGGAAGGAGGCGGGGTTCGAGTTTCACATGTAAAGCAACTCCAGCAAGATGATCTTTTTATTGATCTTCCAAAAATAACAATAATTGAACCAATAGCACCAAAAACAGCAACGAGAGATATAGAAATTGGATCCATTTATAACATAAGTTGAGAAAATTAAATTTTTAATAAAAATTATATGCTTAACTATGATCAAGATATAATGTTAAGTTACATGCATTTTCACTTTCAACAGAAGCATAACGAGGGCAACAGGTAACGTTAAAACCAAAATCACCATAAACTGAAGCCCCAAAAGTGTAATTATATTGTGATTTATAAAAAGTAGAGTCATCATTACTAAAACACAATGTTAAAATATTGCCCGAAAAATCTTGTGTTCCATAAATAGAAAGATTAGAAACAACAATACCACTCAAATCAACCGAAGTTGTTAAGGCGCCTGCAGTAATAGCACCGTTATGAAGTTGATACGATCCCCTACTGTTTAATATATTATAAACATTTGTTAATTTTGTATTTGCATCAGAATCCAGAACTGTCAATCTATTGGTATCAAAAGTCATAGCGGATAAAGTTGAATTCGAAACATCCAATAAAGTATTGGTAATATTTGTATAGAGATTAGAACCACCATCAAACGTAAATTTATCAAGATCAGTGACGGCGTTTGTTAATTTAGCGTTTGCATCTGTATCTAGTACCTCTAATCTTCCAGTGTTAAATGTCATAGTAGATAGTGAAGAATTGGAAACATCTAATAATGTGTTTGTGACATAAGTTCTTAGAGATGTAGAGTTTTCCACAAAAGCAGGATTTAAACCATTAAGATTAACATAAAGATTATTTCCTACGTCAAAAGTAAATTTGTCTAGATCTAGGATGGCCGTATCTAATTTGGCATGTGTTGTACTATCAGATACATCAAGAATAGGATTTGTAACATTGACATCAACGATAGAATATGGAGCAGGAGATGAATGATACAAAACCGAAAAATTAAATATGGTTTGATTAGTTGCAACGCTTATATTTCGAACGGTAAAATAAACATATCGGGCCGTGTTATTGATACTGTTTGTGTAATTAGATCCGGATGTATAGGAATAGAGAGTAGAATCAACGTAACCTTTATCATTTGAAAAATAATAGGTAATTTCACAGTCCGAATTACTATATAAAGAAACTTGAATATTTTGGTAATTAAGTATATCATCCCAAGAACCAATAAAAATAGCATTGGCACGTAAAGGTGTAGTCGATGAGTTATTGAAACTTTGCATTTATATAATTAATATAGAATAAAAATTTTATTGAATAATATATATGGAAATATCATCAAAGGACTTATTTAAAAAGTATCTACAAGAAAGAATGAAATTAGATAAGCAAATATCATATAACGAAGATATTACAAAAAAAGCCGATGAAGCTATAAAGAAACAACTTATAAATAAACAAAAAGATTTAGAAGCAAAAAAGGAAAGATATAGAACAGATCCAGAATTTAAACAAAAAAGAATAGAAGCATCAACAGCACAATATTATAAAGGTAAAGAAAAAAACAGAGATCAGGAAAAAGAAATAACTGATAACGAAGGAGAAGAGGTTACACATCAAATATTCATTCCACAATATAATAATTTTATTTAATATAGACATATGATATAATGTTAAGCTTAACTCAAGGAACCAAAATCGCGATGATAAATTCGGAACCTAAAAAATGTATATATATAAAGGAAGATTCAAAAGATACAATAGCAGAAATAGGAACATCGGAAGATAAAAAATTTGAAATCTTTGAGAGATACATAGAGAAGGATAAAAAATTATTACAATCTCAAATAAATGAACTCAAGGAAGCTTATAAAACAAGGTCAAAACCATCCCCAAAACTAGAACGCAAATATGAACAAGCATTAAAATTTGTTGATGAATCATTAAAACATTATTTAGACTTTTCGAAATCAGTTGAATTAAATCCAATAATGCCATCATGGTACACAATGTTTATATCAGGCACAACTGGAGCAGGTAAATCCTATTACATTTCCGAACTCGTAAAATATAATAAACCAAAATTAGTATTCATAATGTCCCCAGTCAAAGATGACCCAGTTTTTAGAAAGATGAAACCGGAACCGATTTATATAGATCTGGATTCATATTATAAAGAGTATGATAAAATATTTGAAATTGAAGATTTACCACCACATTCGTTATTAATATTAGATGATATCGATACCCATAAAAATGCAAAAGAATATCAAACTATAAAAATTCAAGCTTTAGAAAGAGCTAGACATATTCCTTTTTCCGTAATCGTTGTTTCTCACAATCCATTAGGTGGGAACGTGAAACATGCAAAAGCTCAAACTTTAGAATCTCATTATTATGTAGTCTTTCCAAAAGCAAATAAGGCACACGCTGAAAATTTTTTAAGAAGATATGTAACAGGAAAAGACAATGATAAGTTGGAAGAAATGATAAATGTGGATACGCGTGCATTATTAGTTAAAAAGACTTATCCCTCATACTATTTGGGATCTCATACAGTTGGAACTTTGTGAAATTAAAAATTATATCTTATTTTTTTTTATCTTGTTTTATTATATAAAAATATGACTGACACCGCTCGTGTTGCTAACGTGTATTATGATATGAACGTATATAACCCTACATCAAACCCTGTTTTAGCAGAAATTGATAATAAATTGCTTTTTCCACTCCTGAACACATCGGATAATTATAGTGTAGCAGTTACAAAATCAAAAATTCCTTTAGATTCTGTGCCGTTGACACAGAGTAATATAGGTCTCAAAAAATATCAGCTGGGGTTGAAAGTTGGGACAACCGAAGAATTTGCATATGTTAGGCAAGTAAATGCAAACCAAGATAATTTTGTATGGAATATCCCAAAAGGATCGACAACAGTTACAAAATCAAAATATTCAGCTTTAGGAGTAATAACATCAGTATCAACACAAGATATTAGCATTTATGTTTCAGTAGTTGAATCATTTGTAGTTGATGACTATTCAAATTTATTTGTGGTTTCAATAGATTCAGTTTCTGAACTTCCAAATAAAGTTTTTGTAATTGATGAAAATAATAATCTGTTGCAAACAATGAATTTTAGCCACGTAAAACATATTTATATTGATCGTGGTCAAAATCTGTATGTTTGTGATGATGCAGTTGTCCCAACAGTTTATATTTATGGTATGCAAAATCAAATAGGACAAGTAACAATAAGCTTAAAACAAACATTGACAACAAATAAAGCTGGTAATCCCCTAACAAATATATTATTTTGTGTTGCTGACCAAGAAATAATTGTTGGATACAATCAAAATAATATAACAATCTACAATGGATTATACGCTCCACAAACTGATATTGTTGAAGCCTCAATATCTCAACTTCAAAATTTAGCAAACATCAATTATAAGGATGGAACATATATTATTGCTAACATTGATGAATTAGATGATATTTTATTTGGGACGAAATCACAAGAAGTATTCAATATTGAACAAAACTTACAACTGACAACTGGTAATATTATTTCACCCTTTTCGGTTGTTACAAATACAGGTTTTGGTTTTGCGGTTGGTACCGATAATTTTACGTATGCCGTTAATTATCCAATAGGAGCACCTCCAGCATCTTTTTTCCAAGCAAATAATATAAACTCTCTACATGCAGGAGGAATATGGAGCGAACAACATAGAGGAACAGTATACGGGATGTCAACCACATATCAATATTTAGTATGGAATTATGTGGGTAAAAATCCCGCATCAGTTCCCAATACATGGACAAAAGTCGGTGAATTAGCCTTATCAACAAATCAGACACCCTACGCAATCAATGTAGATCAACAGAATACAACAAATAAAATTATATGTGTAGGTAGTGATAATCTATTGTATCAATCTGTTAATAGAGTTGGACAGATCGAGATATTATTTAATAATCAGACTCAAATGGCTCCATTAAGTACGGGATATATTCAGGCCTTGGGTACTTATTCCTCGACAACAGGAGTACAAGAAAATTATTTAGTGACTAATACAAATTTTACTCCAAACATGTACGGTATGTTTAGAGAGGGTCTCAGATATTTTGTAGCAGATGGCAATGGTATCAATTTAACTATATTTAGCGCCATCGATTATTCAGTTATTGCAACATATCCGGCATATGATAATAATTTGGTTGCACTAACATATTTCCCATTAGCGGGCTTATTTGGATATGCAAATAATAGTAATGAAATTGTTATTAAAAATATTGTAACATTGGCAACAACATATACAGTAACAGGATTAACATATTTTGTTAGCGTAATGTATGAATTAAACGCAAGTCATTTTGTAGTAGTACCAATATCAAATGACAATATTTATATTTATCAATATGGTAATAACACTCCAGTTTTGACAATTCCAATAAATGTATCCGATATTTGTGTTAGTCAAAAAGATTTAGTTAATGGTGTTCCAACTTTATTTATTGTAGAACAAACAATACCATCAGTGTTAAAGTTTGGTCAAAAGATTGTAAAATATACATTTACAAACAATACATTTACAGTTGTTGACACCATAACAACAATTTATACCGTTACAGGAAGTCAATTGATATCATTTTTAGATTATCATGAAAATATTGAGGCATTAGTATTTATTGTGGGTGACCTAGTAAACGATGTTTATTTAAATCAACAAATCACAACCCTTTTTTATTATGGTAATTATTCACTAACAAACGCAACAACATCCGCTAATTCATGGACTTCTACACCATTTATTTGGCCACAAAAAGACACTGGTACATATCTTAATCAACATACAATGTCAACACATAGTTGGGTACAAATTCCAACTGGTGGTGTTCCAATAAAATCGGCATGTGTATCAAGATCTAATCAAAATAAATTTTATTGTATAGGTAGCGCTGATTCTTTATTATATCAGGGCACATTGATTGGCGGAACATGCACACTAACAAGAATGATCGAATACACCCAAACTTATGATTATATTCAATCAACACCTAATACGACCCCCTTATTGCTTTCAACATTATATTTATATGGTTTGCAATCTCAAAATCTTATAACTTCGTTGCAATTAAATGATGAATGTGGATCGATCGCTAGAAATGATGTAGCGGACCAATATATTGTGTCTCTCAGAACATTACAACAAATTCAGGCATTAAGTTCGGCGAATTTAGCAAATATTTTTACATCTAATTTATCAGGAGCCTATAGACTATTTGTCAAAAATGGATCTGATATAGATGCAGGAAGAGTAGCAATATATGATATGGCGATTTTTATAGATGCGGTAAATGTTGCTTTCTCCGAAGTAACAACAAAGATTAACCAAATTGTGGGACAAGGAACAATTACAAGTGCACCAGTTCTCTCCCTTGATTACAATACTGGTTTATGTACTTTAACATATCCCCAGGCACTAGCCTCAAATAATGGTATTCTATTCAATAATAATTTATTGAGTCTTATATACTTTTTATCAACACTAGACACTAAAAGCGGTTTATATCAACTTCAATTGAATACACAACAGGGATCAACAACACAACAATCGAAAAGTATTTATAAGTTTAATGAATTGGATAAAATTTTATTTCAATCTAATTGTATTTATGTTGTTGGTGCTTATTTTGGTTTAAATCAATCTAATAATATTATCACAGATATAGATGTGGTCATTTCAGATTTCGTTGAGAATTTGGGTCAAACTTTATATTTCCAGCCTAACTTTTTACGCACTTATGCTCTCCAATCAAATCTACCGTTGGAAAGAATCCAATTAAATATACTTTATCAATATAGAAATGGTCAAGAATATCAATTATATGTAAATCTTGGCCAAAATGTAACTACAAAGATTCAATTTGTGAAGAAATTTTAATATAAAAGTTTATAAATTAATTTCTATTCTTAATTTATAATTATGAGTTCAAATCGTTCAGATGTTCAACTTGTTTTAGATAACAGGTGCAACGTAAGCAAAGCAACACATGCCCTTGTAAAAGTTTCCGGTACTAATATAAACTACTTCGAAACTCCTGCAGATACCGTAGGCCCATACGAATCTATCATTACATTTAACTCCATCATCACGCCCTCCCTAGCTTCTACACTTATTTCAAGAAATCCCCGTATTCGTTACACAGTAACAATTACACTCGATGAAACACAAAGCGCGGTTTCGTATCCGGGTGATGCATATTATCCAGTATTTACTGACGTTGTTGCAAACTCTCAATATCAAGCAAATACGGTTCTCCGTGCTTTTCCTCTTCAAAGCATATGTTCAACCATTTCGCTAACCATCAACGGGGCAACTACCACACTTAATTCGCGCATGTTGTTAGATTTAGTACAACGTAAATTAGATAAGTCATATGTTGAAAATCAGGCAACAGAATGTCCATCAACAGCTGATAATGTTTGTGGTTTATGTGTCGATCAACCAGTTTTAACATCGACCGCTGGTGTCGTAACCACCCAGAATTTCGGTACTGTTGCTAGAGTATTTCAAACAAATTCGAATCAAGTACTTTCTAAATATGAAAATTCGGATGGTGCAAATCGTGCATCTTTTCGTCCGGTGTCCATTTTGCCAACATATCAGGCAACCGCACCTGGCGCCGCAGGCGCACGTGTGATTGTATTCGAAGTTAGTGAACCAATCCTTATGAGCCCGTTCTCCCAATACGATTCTGAGGCATTTTTGTGTAATATTAACACAATGAGCCTCATCTGGAATTTACAAAATAAAAATGATATGCTTGTTAGCGCAATTTCAGTTGCCGGTACTGGGGGGTTCAACCCAGCCTGCCTGACCTCCTTAAATATTTCAAATGCTCTCGTCGAATGGACATATATTCAAGTACCCTCTGATCTTGTTACAATCCCAGCAGTAGCTACATATCCTTATGAAAATTTAGTATATTTTAATCAGTCATTTGCGGCAATGGCCACAGGTGATCAGATGACTGGTATTCAATCACAAGTAATCCGTTTTAATGCACAACCAGAGCTCATTATGGTCTGTGCTAGACGCCCACGAAATGCAAGAACATTTGCCACAACTGCTGACACCGCGAAAACTGATACGTTTTTCGGTATTGGTCAATGGGGAGCTCTCGGTTCTTTAGCGGGTATTTCCGTAAATTATGGGGTGAAGAACGGTTTATTATCTGGATGCTCAAATAAGACGCTCTACCGTATTTCCAAAAAAAATGGGTATCAAGGAAATTGGAACGACTGGTGTAACGGCCAAGCCGTTCTCATGCTTAACCCAACAACTGATTTCGGTCTTGATGTTAGCGCTGGAGATGCTCTTCCTATGGAAAGTGCATCAAACCAGAACTTCCAGATTAATTTAACAATTAATTCACAACCATTTACTTACGGAGGTGTTGCATTAGGCCCCAACACTGATGTTGAACTGATTGTCGCACCAATTTATAAAGGAACATGTACTATTACGGCAAATGCTTGTATGTATAATCTTGGCGAACTTTCAAAATCAGAAGTCATTCAGGCTATGAGTTCGCAACCAAAGGACGGCCGTATGATTACTGATGAACACGTTAACCCAACAATTAAGGGTGCAGGTCTGTTTTCATCGCTCAAATCGATCGTGGGAAAAACTGCGGATGCTCTCAAATCTGATATCGGTCAGAAAGCCTTATCTATGGGTTTGGATTTTGCAAAAAATAAATTTTTAAATAAATAAAAAAAAAATTAAACAATATAATTAATTTTATTTTCTCAATTAATTATATAAAAAAAATGGTTACGGCTTACCAAAAATTTGTCAGGGATAACATGGGTAAATTCAAACATTTACCCGCAAAAGATCGAATGAAAGCAGTTGCAAATTTGTACCGTAGAGGCGGGGAAATGACTGCTGCGGGTCTTGATGAAAAAGGAGGCTCAATATTTGGCGATATAATCCCCTTTGGAAATGAGCTTGGTCTTGGGCTCGATGAAAAAGGTGGAAAAATGAAACGAGGTAGAGGTCGCCCACGTCGAGGCGGGTCATTAACTGCAGGTGATTTAGATGGCGCTGGATTGCTCAGTTCTTTAACTGGAATGCTGGGTTTAGGGTTAGATGAAAAAGGTGGAAAAATGAAACGAGGACGAGGTCGCCCACGTCGAGGCGGGGCGATGTCCGCAGGGTCATTAACTGCAGGTGATTTAGATGGGGCTGGATTGCTCAGTTCCCTCACGGGAATGCTGGGTTTAGGGTTAGATGAAAAAGGTGGAAAAATGAAACGAGGACGAGGAAGACCAAGAAAAGCACGAGGAGGCGCATATACGGGTGCAGGTGTCGACGGTGATGACTCGGGTGGTGGTATCTTTGGCTCAATCGGTGACGGAGTCGACTCTATAGGTCATTTGTTTGGTCTTGGGTTAGATGGCGGAAAAATAAAACACAAATGCCGAAAATGTGGTAATGTTTCTGGCGGTGACCTGAGCGATTTTTTCAAGGTTTTGGTTGGCGGAAAAATGAAACGAAAAGGCGGCTCAATGGTTGTATCTCCAACAATGAACGGTGATACTGGCGGGGACTTCCTTGGATCATTTGCAAAAGGTCTCTCATTGCCATTTCAGGCAATATCAAGTCTTATTTAAGGTGTTTAAATTTTTAATATAATCTAAATATATATTATATTAATGAGCGGCATAGAGAAGCTAGTTGAATATTTTAGAAAACAGGATTTAACAGGTGATGATATTTTTAAATTAACTCACAAGGATCCTGTACCATATTCACAATTAGGGAAATATAGATCTCTAGAACAATTATTAGGAAAAGAGGGGTTCGCGGTTATCTTATATGAAGTGTCACGAAATAGTGGTCATTGGGTATGTATTGTAAGACAAGGCGAATCAATATATTTTCAGGATTCATATGGATACCCTCCAGATGCTCCAATAACGAGGGGGATGGTTCCCTATGATCAAAAATATTTTCCTTTATATCTAACTAAATTGATTCAAAATGATCCCAGACCATTTGATTATAATAAAGTAGATTTTCAAAGTAAAAATAATACAACAACAGGAGATTGTGGAAGGTGGGCAACAATAAAATGTTTGCTTAAAGATATACCCAATGATAAGTTTCGGCACTTATTTTTTAATAACCAAAATTCTTATTTGTCTTCTGATAATTTGGTAGTCTTATTGACTTTAATGGGATTGACAAATATAAATCAGTTTTATGCTGATCCAAAAAATACATTGAGATAAAAAAAGAAAAGGTTTTATGGCTTAAAGCCGATATTGGGTTTTGTCGTTTGATCTGTTACACCCACATTTAGAATTTATATAAATTATTCAACAATCACAAAATCATTTTTAAACCCTAAATTGTTTCTTAAATACTTTTTTTTTACTTTTAAGCAATCTTCATCATAATATCGCGTTAAATAAGGATATGGATCACCCGCTCCCTTAACTTTTATTTCATTCAATTTATAAATTTTACACGGAAACATTTCATTATATTCATAATAACAATTTATAAACTGATCCCTGAATTCTTTTGGCAGTAATTGAATTTTGCCATCTTCAAGAGTCCATTTAAAAACGTCGATGCATGGTATCTCTAAATCTGATTTATAAATTTCTGCAAATTGAGGAAGATAAAATTTTAATATCCCCGTTTTCATTTGAATATGCATATTAAAAATCTTATCATCAACAAATACTTCCTCACCATCTATTTCATCCAATACAGGTTCTAATTTATCAAACTGCATATCCATAACTCCAATATCAATATCATCATCATGGTAAATTATACCGCCATCTCTAATTGCACCTAAAAGAGTGCCCCCGTCTATAAAATAAAAGATATTGTATTGTTCAAAACAATCTAAAATGATTTTTAGCATAGCACATAAACATTTTTTATGAAAGGAGTTCATTTCTATTTCCGTCATTATATATATATAAATTTGATATTATATTTTTCATTTCTTCTTCCATTTCATAATTTTCAAGTTTTATATAAGATATCTCATCATACATTCTTATGATTTCTTTATTATTTAGATAATGCCTTCTTTTTAACTTTCTCAATTCATCATCTTGTGTTATCTTTTTAGGCGTTGATGTTTTTTTTGTTCCATCTGTAGTTTGAACAGGTGATGTTTGTGGTGATGTCGGTTCATCAAATACTGTATCATGTTTCATAATATTCTCATGCTGTATGATATTTTCATTGACAATCATCGATATCATAAAGAAACACTCTTTAATAGTTACAAAACAATTATCAGGTCCATTATTAGTTATATAAACACTTTTTGCCAGTGTTCTCAAATCAATATCTGAAACCATATCACAATTTTTAATATTCTTTTTATATACATTTGAATCAATATCCATATGATAAACTTCAGTCACTTTTACAAAATCAATCAATAAAGATTCTATGAGGTTTATCATAGGCATTGTTAGGGAATGCATCGGGCATCTTAAACTGAATTCAATATCTAGGGATTTCGTTTCACTGTTTTCTGATTCTCTTAAAACAACTCCATCATTGGTTGTATCTACTTCACATTTGTAAAGACTGTTTCTAATTTTCAAAAATACCAATTTAGACATTTTCTATATATATTTTACAGACAAAATTTTTTTATAAAATACAAAAAATATATAATTATTCCCAAAAAATATATAATAACGGAATTTTTATATATAATAACG